TCTTGAAAGATATTTGTCGAGAATTAAATAGAGCGTATTATCAATACAACGGCAGTAAACACGAAACTATACCAAACAGTGACTCGTGGATATATTTAGTGCAGTACACCGCAGGAGCCGAGGCATGGAATTGCATAACTACTGATAGCATTCTATTCTTTTCCCTAAACTATTCATACAGGATAATGGACCAGTCAGAAGGTCGAATCAATCGCGTGAATACCTCCTTTGAAAATCTTTATTATGTATATTTCAAAAGCCCGGCTTCAATTGATGACGCAATATCTAGGTCTATAAAATCTAAAAAGAAATTCAATGAAAGGAATTGGGTGACAAATATATGTCCAGATTGGAGCGCGATTTCCAAAGAGAACTAATCAAGGATATTAAAAGTCGTTTTCCTGATGCTATTGTCAAAAAGAATGACTCTAGTTATATTCAAGGAATACCTGACTTATCAGTAGACCTTGGTCCATATTCCTATCATTTAGAAGTTAAACGTAGTGGAAATGCACCATATCGTCCTAATCAAGAATATTACTTAAACAAGTATAATTCGACAGGCGGTTGGGCAAGAACCATTTATCCTGAAAATAAGGAGGCTATATTGAATGAGATGGAACAAACATCCCGAGTACGAAGGACATCATAGTTTCCTTAGTGCCAGTCAATGTCATTGGCTTAATTACGATCCGGAAAAACTCGTTGAACGCTTTGAAAATGAGAAGGCTAAACAAAGAGGAACCGAACTTCACGAGTTCGCTAGCTTATCTATTCAACATAGAATTAGATTAGAGCCAGGCCATACACATCCAGCAGTTGCTAATTTTGTTAATGATGCAATTGGATATCGTATGGATAGTGAAGTCTTGTTATTTTACAGTCCTTATGCGTTTGGTACTGCGGATGCAATTCGTTATGATCCACCAACAAAAGATAATCCTCGTGGATTTCTTAGGATTCATGATTTGAAAACCGGCAAGACTAAACCAAAAATGGAACAACTTCTTGTTTACGCTGCTTATTTCTGCTTGGAGTATGGTCAGAAACCAGAAAGAGTAGATTTCGAATTGCGTATTTACCAAGGTAACAAAATCGATACATATATTCCTGAAGCGGAAGATGTGTATGATGTTTACAACACAATTAAAGAATTTTCGGCAATTCTTGAACGAAAACCCGAATAGAAAGGCATAGTATGGATCTTGAAGAATACTTAATTCATAAAGGTACACCACACCAAGGTAACACTCCTCATAGTGGACGCTATGCCTGGGGTTCTGGTGAAAATTCATATCAGCGTGCGACCTCGTGGTCAGACACTGTTGCAAAATATCGTAAAAATGGTTTAACTGATACTCAGATTGCTGCAAAGATTGGTATTACTACAACCGAGTTTCGAGCTAGAAATACCATTGCTAATCAAACTGTTCGTTTAAGAAATCAATCTATGGTTATAGAACTTCATGAGAAAGGTTATGGTCCTACTGAAATATCTCGTAGAACTGGTTTACCTGAATCAACTGTTCGAATGAATCTTAACGAACAAGTTAGGAATAATGTCAATCGTATGGAACAAGTTAAATCCGACTTGAAATCTTTGATTGATAAAAATCCATATCTTGATGTTGGTTTGGGGGCAGCACAGCAATTGGGTATCAAAGAAAATACTCTTAAACGTGCTGTACAACAACTTGAAGCTGATGGCTATCATATGCATAAATTATATGTTAAGAATGCCACGAACGATGACCATTGGGTTGAAATGAAAGTTTTGACTAAAGAACCAAATCCCGATATTGTAAGAGAACATAAACACGAGATCAAACCACCTAATTTATATAAGACTGAAGACGGAACAACTAAATTAGGTCTAAGACCAATTGAACATCTTGATTGGAAACGTGTTGGTATTCGTTATGATGAACAAGGCGGGACCGATAAAGATGGTGTCATGGAACTTCGTCCTGGCGTTAAAGATTTGGATTTAGGTAATTCCAAATATGCTCAAGTGCGTGTTGGTGTTGGGGGGACTCATTACCTTAAAGGTATGGCTGTTTATGGAGATCAAAAAGATTTCCCTAAAGGAGTCGACGTTATTTTCAACACTAACAAGAAACAAGGAACTCCTAAAGAAGACGTTCTTAAGAAACTTAAAGATGACCCTGATAATCCATTCGGTGCTCAAATCAAACCTAATGGGCAGAAAGGTGCTATCAACAAAGTTAATGAAGAAGGTGACTGGGGAACTTGGTCTAAAACCTTATCTTCTCAGTTTGTTTCTAAACAACCACCTATATTAGTTAAAGGTCGAATTCAAAAGACGTATGAAAAATTACAGAAAGAATTTGACGAGATAGCTAATTTAAATAATCCTGTAGTCCGTCGAGTTATGATGGCAGACTTTGCAAATGGTCTAACAACTAAACGTCATAATTTGAAACTCACAGGATTTGATAGAATGCGTGGACAAGTATTATTACCTTTATCTGGTATTAAAGCTAATGAAATCTATGCACCAAACTTTAAGAACGGTGAGAAAGTTGTTCTTGTTCGTTATCCTCATGGAGGAATATTTGAACTACCAGAACTCACTGTAAATAACAAGCTTGGAAATGGTCCTGCTAAATTTATGAAGGGTGCTAAAGATGCCGTCGGTATTGACTCTTCTGTTGCAAGCAAATTGTCAGGAGCAGACTTCGATGGCGATACTGTTATGGTTATTCCTAATAATAAAAACGGTATTAAAACAAGTCGTTCTTTGAAAGAGCTCAAGAACTTTGATACAAATCAATACTATTCTCCAGACAAGAATATTCTTAAGCGTGATTCAAAAGGCAACTGGACAATCAAGCAGAAGACAATGGGTGAAGTATCCAACCTTATTACCGACATGACTCTTAAAGGTGCAAGTAATTCTGAGATTGCTCGTGCGGTAAAACATTCAATGGTTGTTATTGACGCCGAAAAACATAATCTAGATTATTTACGTTCCGAAAGAGAAAATGGAATAAAAGAATTAAGGAAACGATATCAAGAACACCATGATGTTATTTCTGGCACTACAAAAATGGGTGCCTCCACTCTTATTTCTAGATCCAAAACTGAACACCGTACCCTAGAAACATGGTACAAGGATAGAACACCAGAAGAGCTTGCTGCCAATCCTAGACTCGCGCCTAAAGTTAAGAAGACAAAGACTATTTCAACAGATCATGTTGTTGAAATGGTTAAAGATGCTAAGACCCTTGGTTCAGGCACCCCTATAGAAAACATGTATGGGGATTATATCAATGCTCTAGGTAAGATGCGAGACAAAGCTAACAAGGTAGTTGAGTCTTCTCCTAACATGGTCATGAACAAAGAGGCTAAGCTTAAGTACCGTGATCAGGTGGAGTCTCTACAACACAAGCTTAACACAGCTCTAGCTAACTCACCTAGGGAACGGCAAGCACAGCTAATCGCTAACAAAGTGATTGCTGAGAAGAGAGATCCTGACATGCAGAAGGACCAACTTAAGAAGCTTAAACAACAGGCTATTGCTGCTGCTCGTATACAGACTGGTGCTGATGGAGCTAAGACTCGTATCAACATTGAGGATGATGAGTGGAAAGCTATTCAGTCTGGTGCCGTTAGTACTAAGATGCTTACTGACATCTTGCGCTTCGCTAACACAGATAGAGTCAAACAGTTAGCTACACCTAGAGAAGAGAAGGCGCTCAGTCTTTCTAATGCATCTAGAGCTAAGACTATGATTCGTAATGGTCATAGCTATGCTGATGTAGCTGAAGCTCTTGGTGTTAGCATCTCTACCATCCAGAACCTAGTCTAGTAGAAAGGAGAGACAACTGTTATGGAAGATTACTTACAAGCAACAACTGTAGTTGACACTATTCTAACTACTTACGACAATCCATACAATCCTTTCTCTGACTTCGATTCATGGAAGAAGTGGGATGAAGACAATGGTTACTTCACTTCAGAACTACTAGCAGCTGTCATCGGTAACACTGATGATGCGTTAGATGAAGTTGAAGAAGCTCAACGGCATGCTATGGCTATCAATTTAATCATTGATGAAGGTCCAATCGAAGATGTTTGGACAGTTTGTCGTACAGATACACAAACACCGATTCGTCTACCAACTTCTGAAGATAAGAAATCAGAAGAATAATTTCACACCCCCATAGGGGGAGGGTCGCAAAATTTTTCGACCCTTTTGCATCGCCCCACCTCTCCTAAATTTCTCCGGAGTGGTTAAGAGTCCTAAATTGGGATTACTATCTAGGGGCAATGTATGGATAAAGGAGGGTAAACCATGAACAATGAAGTGCAAGAGCATATCAAAGCACTGTTAATGTGGTTGATATCTCCTGAGGTACTTAGTCAAATCGGTGTTTACATTGGAGTTGGAGCATCTATTTACAAAGTTGGCATCAAAGCATTTAAAAAAGTATGGGTCGACTTAGAAGCTAAACAGAATGATGAGATTAATGGTATTAAAAATTCTATTAATGCTCTAACAGTAAGCTTTCAAGAGATGCATAAGAATCAAGAACGAGACTTTCTTAGGCTCCAAATAATCACCGGTATTCATTCTGGTAGATTATCAGAGCAAGAGATTCTTTATCTATATGATCAGTACACTGAGAAAGGATACAACTCGTATGTGTCAAGAATGGTCAATGATTATATAGATGAACTGCGCACTTCAAATAAGGAGAATGAGAAATGACAATTGCAGTAGATGATATTATCACATTGGTAACTTTAGTTATCGTATTTGCTCCAGTAGTACTAAACTTAGTTAAGTATCTAGGAGCCGCAACACACAGTAAAGCAGTAGTTACTCTCGCAGAGCGAGCACTAATTATTGTTTCCTCTCTAGACAACATGTTAATCACAAATACTTCTAAGAAAAAAGAAGCTTTGGATAAACTATTGTCTTATGCATCAGAAACTGGCGTTAAGCTAACATCAGAACAAGCTTCTGATTATATCGAACACGCCGTTCAAGAACTCCGCCGTCTTCAGCAATCTCAAACAAGCGAGGTGACTGATAATGGCACGGAAGAGAAGTGATGCAAAAATCTTATCTCCTGGATTAACTCCGGAAGGTATGTTAAACAAGCTCACAATTAAAGCATTCGATTTAGCAAATAAACAGCTAGACGATGGCACAATAGCACCGAGTACTTTAAATGCGTTATTGCGATTTGGTACTGCTGAGCGTGAGCTACAACTCGAAGCAATGAGATCTAATAAAAAATTATCAGATTCTAAAATCGAATTGATCGAAAGTGAAGTTAAAGGAAAGGGCGACAGCGAGGCTGTAATTGCGGCTATCCGTGGTTATGCGCCATCTGAAGAACTATAAAAATGTTTCAAAATGATTACACCCGAGAAAACTTAAGTGATCTCAGCTATAAAAAACTTTTGACTTTCGATAATTTTGGCGATAGACTGAATTTCTTATCTCTCATTAATCGAGGATACAAATCTCCTAGAGAAATTTCAAACGCTTTCTACAAATCTAGAATTTGGAGAGATATGCGTGATTATATTATTGCTCGTGATTTAGGATACGACTTAGGTGTTAAGGATGTTGAAATAGAGGGACCTCCTCTAGTCCATCATATGATTCCTCTAACCGAAGAGGACATATTGGAATGGCGCGAAGACATTATCTTAAACCCAGATCTTTTAATCACAACGTCCTATAATACTCATAATATCATTCATTACGGATTTAGTAGGGTTCAATCAATGAACTATGTTGAAAGAGCTCCTGGAGATACTAAATTATGGTAGGTGAACTATATGACGATTCTTAATGATATTAAGACATCTGTAGAT